TGTGGGGACACTAATTAATGTCCCCACTATAACTAATTTATTTCCCTTGGCCGCGACTTAACTTTCGACCGTGGCTGGGCTTGGAGTTACGGCCTTGGCCTTGGCGGGTGAGCTTGGGCTTGGCTTCAATTCGGATTGTGGTTGACTTGGGTTTTGCCATGGAACAAAAGCAGGCGTCACCACTTTACGCGATCAGCCCAATATGCTGCAGACATTTTGCCTTTTTTAATATTTGATGCGTGGCGAGCCTTGAAGGACTCACGCCGTTTCCGATACGCCTCAGACTCCCCTTCTTTCTTGGGACTACCGGAGACGCCTTGCTGCCCAAAACGGATGATCTTTTCCTGGCCGTTCTCACAGGCTTTAACAATGTGACTCTTGGTGGGGTGGCCAGGAGTTTTTTGGGGCTTATTACAAGCCATCTCTGATTTTTTGTAGCGACTAGATGCTGCTGCTGCCTTGCGATGTTTTTCAGCCATTAGAAACCTTTAAAAGCAGACGTAAATTCACCGAGAATACTTTCGGCTCTGGCCGATTTATAATCCTCATCATCTTCAAATCCTAATTTAAAGAAATCTGTATCTGAACTTGTTTTACTTGTTGTACTTGTTGTGCTTTTTGGTGCCGTTCCAGAATCTTCAGAACCAAAGAAACCTTCCATTGTTCCCATGGCGGCAAATGGATCGCTAAAGTCAAAACTTTGAAGTTCAAATTTGCCAGTAGTTCCGGCTTTGGTTAACGCAATTTGCTCTTCTCTATTTACGTCTGGGAAATACTTTTCGTAAAACTCATCTTCACTACCCTGGTATCCAGCTTGTTGAAAGATTTTATATAGTTCAGTTGTACCTTTTTCTTGTGTATTTTTAAAATCTTCCGGGCGTTCAATATAAGTAGAGCCAAGTAATTCCTGCGTTGGCTTTTTTCTTTTTTCGTTTAAGTATTTAATATTTTCACGTATTTGACGCGCAGATCCAGTCTGCAATGTTTCCATAATTGTATCTTTTAATTCATCAATTGTTCCCTTAAAATCATCAAGTCCTGTTGCTTTTAAAACCTTATTCCACTCTTCTTTATTAGTAAAATCTACGCCCTTAAGCAACTCATCGGCAAATTCTTTAGGTTTTAAAAACTGTCCAAAAACAGATCCCTGCTTAAGTGCTTCCTGCTCTAAGCTTGGCAATACAGTGTTGTAAATATAGTTGCTTACTTTACTTGCGTTTAATATATCTTCTGCTCCATCGTAATCAGAAAAACGACCCTTTACTTGATAGTGTAATTTTGCAAACGCATTTTTATCATTTATATCAACACCAAAGCGATAGGCTTGTTGGGCCCAGTACGGGTCACCTTGTTTTGCAGCTTCCCAGTCAGCATTAACAGTCTGTGATTGCTTTGCATAATCCTCCTTCCTGGCATCATCACCTGTTGGATTAAAGTAAAAGGATGGATCAAAAGTTCTGTCGGATGCTTGCTTAAGTTGATCTAAAAAGTATTGGGACCTTACATTAGCTACGTTATTTAAAGCAGTAACAAGGTCTTCTGTCTGGAATGGGTTCTTTTCGCTTTGTCGAACATCAAGGTATTCGACAAATTCATCCATAGATCTTGATTCGTCAAAACGCGGTTTTAAATATTTTTCTATGAAGTTGGTTGCGAACTCTTTTTGTATTTTAATTGTTTCTTTTGCTTCGTCTGTTGTATAACCAAGCTCAAGGTCTTCTTGATATTTTTTAGTCAAAGTATCATCAAACCATTTCTGCCAGTTGTACGTAACATTGTTTCCAACTCCGGTAATATTTTTTAAACCTTTTTCAAGAGATTCAGAATATTTATCACCGCCAACAAAAGAAAGATAACCGCCAATGCCAGATTCGCCCAACAAAGAATCAGTAATAGTTTGATTAACACCCATGATTTCACCAAAGGTGCCCAAATTATTTAGCATTCCCAATGTTTGCTCTTTTGCTTTTGCCTTCTTAATTTCTTCTATGGTATCTTTTAGAACACTCTGAGTTAATGCACCAAAACGTTTTACGTCTACTGTTGCTTTTTCACCGGCAGCTTTATTAATTGCATCTTCTAATTCAGTGATTCCATATCCTTGGTTTACGTTGTAATCAAAGCTTACTTGTTTATCTTCCGGCCGTTCGGATAATCGAAACAGAGCTGCAAATTCATCTTTTTTATTCAAGTCTAAATACTTTTCTTTTGCTAATTCTTTCCAATATGTATCTCCATTTTTTGCTTTTTCCCATTCTTCTGCAATGCGTGGAATTTTTAATAAACGATCAGTTTGATTACCTACGTCACCAACACCAAGTTGCAATGTACGGACATCTTGTAAATCTTTATCAGTAGGTTTTTTCTCCAGGTATTGATTAACAGCTTGTTTATCCTCTACAGGATTACCACGTAAGCCAGCAGCTTTTCCTTGATTTGTGTAATGTTGTAGGTAAAAACCTTCTTCCCCATATCTTTCGGTAATATCAATATCATCTTCTGCGACTGCTTTTTTCCATGTTTCAGCAACATTTGGATTTTGCTCTTTATAAAACTTTGGATCAAACTCACCATAAGGAGGTTTTGCTCCTAGCTTTGTATCCCAGCTCTGAAGTTTTTCAGCGCGATAAAAAGTTTTAAAGTTATCTTCTAATCCAGCAATGCCTAATTTTTTTAAACTATCACGCTGTTGAACATAGTCTCCCCCAGCGGTTGAGCCAATGACAGCTTTAACAGTTGGTAGTTTGCTGTTGTATGTGTCAACTTCGTTGTTGTATGGAATAATAACATTTTTATTTATTGAGTCATTGTTTTGCGCTTCTTCATATTTGCTTTTAACATTTGCCGACTCTCTTATATACTTTTGCATTGCCTGGTATATATAACCATTATAATTTGCTCCTCGGAATGCAACATTTTGAACATCGCCTCCAACCCTATCCCAAAGATTCGCCTCTAAGGGTCCCGTTACAGGGCCAGATTTTGTTGCTTTTGGATCTTTTTCAGTACTTATATTTGCGCCTGTAACGACGTTTCGCGTCATATAAACATTTAAGTAATAACTTGTGCTTGGATAGTTAACCTGTTTAAGACCTTGTTTTGCTCTTTCTGTAATTGTCCATTTCTTATTGTTAGCGTCGTATGTAACTGTCATGTCAACTTGCCAAGCTTAACGAATCGACTTGATAAACAAAAACATCAATAGGTTCTTGCTTTACCCAGGAGTTAATTCTATCCATCTTAGCCTGCGTAAAAAAATCTTGTTGCTCAAACCATTCTTTTACTTTATTGCTTGCTTTAGATGCATTGCATTTTCTGCATGCAGGAACAAGATTATTGCGGTTGCTAGATCCAGACCTAAATCTTGGTACCACATGGTCAAGCGATGTTGCCTCTGCTTCGCAGTAAGCGCATCTGTAATCCCAGGCTTCGTATATTGATTGTCGATAACGTTTCTTGGCAAGTTTAGGTGTTAGTTCAATTAGCAGGGCGAGGGGTTCTTGCTCGCTGTTGAACATACTATTGATGCCGTTAATCTATTTTAAATTCCCCCTATTTGCACAAGAAAAAACAAAAGATTAAAACTTGTTACAAGCTTTTGACTGGGTCGGGTGGGTTGTTACTCTATTTCTGTAAGCCAATTTTCTTCCATGGCAGCGCAGTCTACTTGGGTGTCGGCCCAGAAACTTGAAGAGCTTCTTGGAATTGACAAGAAGACTCTCTTTAAGTATCGAGATGATGGGACCCTGAAGCTCGGTGCCCATTATGCGGCATTCCCAGAGACTCGATCAAGGGACAGCTACCGATGGAATGTTAAAGCAGTTAAGAGACAACTAGAACAAATGGTTTGATATCAAGGCCACGCAAGTGGCCTTTTTTATGTTGAAGGTTTCTCATCAAGGCTTGGCACGTATTCATTGCCATCTTTGTCAATCATGACAAAATTTTCCATGACGACCAAATCAGATGGAATATTAAATAGCTTTTGCATCATTGGCATCATCATTGGTGATTGACAGTTGTATGGTGGTACATCCATTTTGGCCAGTGATTTACGTGTCAGTCTGGCAGCGCGAGACTCAAGCTGATCAGATTCAGTTTCATCTACAAGTTTTTGTTCCCACTTTGCCATTGATCCAATGCCCACGGGAAAATCGGATGGCTCTGGCGGGAATGTTCCATCTTTGAATTTAAGTGCGTAGATGTGCTTGCAATATCTAAACTCATCTAGCAATGGTGTCCAGTTATCGCTAACAGATGTAATTTTTCCATTAGCTGAACTGTAATCGTCATAGCCTGGCATGCTTTCTGCCGCAGATCCAGGTAAGGATGGTTCTGCTGGTGTTGATGTTTTTCTCAGATAAATTGCACCAAAATCTCTGTAAACCCCTGGATTGTCACGGTTGACATTCTGTCCTTCTTGGACTGATCCACCCTGTCCCAAAGACACTGAATAGCCGGATGGGGCGTATACCGTCATACGTCTATTAACTTTTGCATTGGTCATAGCGCTGTTGTCTACCTTGCCACTCAGTGTTGTTATCTCGTTTCTTCCTGGTTTAATGTTTGCAATACTAGTGCGAGGAAAAACTTTCTTTGTTGTATCTCCACCTATCTCAGTAAATGCATAATCGCGACGCGTAAAATCTTGGCAAGAGCAACAAAAACGCGCACCAGTAATTAAAAATCTTCCTGGTGTAAAACCTACTGGAGACGGTGTTAATAGCTCTTTATCTGGTGAAACATAAACAGAACCTGCCTTGCGAAACTTTAAGATTCCCGTCGTTGAACCTGTGTTTACAAGCACAGCCTGGACATAGCCATAACGCTTTTGTGTTGTCGGATCAATAGTATCGGCATTAATAATTGGCCCGTCTTGAGTGATAACACGATCTTCAAGAATCTCAGTTGTAATGGGAGTGATGCCAAAAGGACCGCCGCCAATCTGAACAAAGAAAGGAGGAGGAAGTCGGTTGGATGCGCTCCAGGTACCGGCAAGTTTTACATACCAATAATCTGCATCTTCCGTAACGGATTCGATAAATAATTTCTGGAGCGATACTGGGTCTGTAATTTTGTCACAGCGCAAGGAGCCTGCATAGCGCCAGCCAGCCCAATGCATTCCAAGCTCTTTATCTTTTGTTGGAAAACCTACGAATGCGCCAGAAACTGTTGGTTGTGGATTTGCGATAGAACCTGAAGTTGTACTAGAAACAGGAATTGTGTATTTAAAAGGATAGGAAAAGTCGTTATCGTAAATATTTGCCGTAGCCAGTTCATATCCACGGCGCCAACGAGACCAGGCTGATTCTCTGTTGGCGGTGGTAATTGAATCAGGGACACCGCCTTTAGAGAATTCAGTGCGAATCGGTGTCAGGCGAAATGGATCTTTATTTATTGCTTGGCCAAAAGATCCAAACGCGTCCCCGGTTTTGGGCTTCATCTTTAGAAGAAACCACCCTGTGCATAAACGTGAGCACCTGGGGTGTAACCAGAAATGTTAGGGCCGTCAGGGAAGACCCCAACGTAAATACGATCGCCTCGCTCCAGGTAGATGCCCTTGTTCCGCAGGGGAGCTGTTGTTCCTAATCCAGTGGTATTCCCTGCCTGTGGCATCGGATAAGCAAGCTGAGGCATTGCGTCTGCACAATCTACCTGGCCGCTGTTGGCAGGGACGGTCTTGGAAAAAAGGATTCGATAGTCACCACTACCAGGGATAGGAGTGGTGGTGCCACGGGTGTGGTAGAAAACAAAGGTTACAGCAGGTTGCGTACCGTAGTTAGAACCGTTGTAGGTAAAGCCACTTGCGCCGGAGAACACAAGGCTTGTGTTAACACCTGTCAGTGTTGTGGCACCCGTGTACGTGTAATAACCGTAGCCGCTCATTGGAGCGGTACCAAGAACACCAGTGTTTTGAATAAAAACAATCTGGCCACTGTTCAGGGAAATTACGGTGCCAGAAGTACCAGAGCTAATGGTGTAATCAGGATCACGATATTTATCGTTTCGGACAATTGTGATGGAGTCAACTACACCACCGTTGTTGGTGTCATCGCTCAGTTCAGCGTCCATATCAACGAGAATGGACGGGGCCTGACCACCCTGCACAAACAATGTATTGCTGGATGCACTGCCAACAGTTTGCGTTGTTACCCGAACGGAATCAAATAACGGACGATCCGAAAATACGGGCTGCTTGTTCGTACTAGTACTGGCCGTTTGACTAAACACCCTATCTATGTTACTTTGATAGGGGCCTCCGAAAACTATCCCTATTCTAATGGCACAAACAACTTTTCAATGCGCTCAATGCGGGAAAACCTATACAAGAGAAGGCAATACTGCAGCCTGGCACAGAAAAAGATTGAAAGAAAAGGGTTACACTTTTTGCTCTAAAGAATGTGGCTCTTTTAAGCATGGCGGGCATAAAAATAAAACACCTGAATATGGCTCATGGTGTGCAATGAAAAATCGTTGTAACAATAAAAAACATCCGTCTTATGAGCGATACGGTGGCCGAGGCATCACCTACGATCCCCCATGGCAAAAATTTGAAAACTTCTTCGCTGACATGGGAGAAAAACCGGATCCCAAGATGGAACTTGAAAGAATTGATAACAATAAAAATTATTGTAAAGACAATTGCAGGTGGGCGACGCACAAAGAGCAAACAAGAAATCGTGGCGGCAAACGCGCAACACGACTTTATACGTTCAACGGAGAAACTTTATGTATTGCCGATTGGGCTAAAAAAATTGGAATATCTCCTCAATCAATGCAAAAAAGATTAAATAAAGGGTGGCCGCTTGAAAAAGCTTTTGCACCAAAATAATTATTACTGAGCCATTTGAGCAAATGCCACAAAGTCACCTGGCAGCCTCATGTCTCTTTCCGCAAGTGCATTTGGATTTTGATACAGCCGCATAAATTCTTCTAGATATTTACCAGCGATATCAGACTTTGGTTTAAATTTAATTCTTTTACTTAATTCATATTCCAATGCGGAGAAAGGAGAGGCGTCTCCGTAGGCGCCCCTCCGTACTTCTCCCGGAAGGTAATCGGAATCCAGATAGTCAGCAAAATTTGCCATTATCGTACGGTTCCAAATAGAGAAGGAATAATTCCAACACCTGGAAGAAGGCTTTGGATGGCGTTTTGAACAAACATCTGAGAAAGAGATTTTTTCTCTTCTGATCTGTTCAGATCAACGCCAAGTATTCCAGACAGAACCGAAGAAACAGGCGGCGCTGGTTGCTGTGGTGGAGCAGGCGGTCTGGCAGCTTGCATGGGTTCGGTCATGCCTCCGTCCTGTGGAATATCGCCTAACACTCGTCGTGCATTGGCATACAGATCACCACCCTTCCGAAAACGAGAAAGTGCACCAGAAACGGATGTTCCAAATGAATCTTTAGCATTTAAAGAAACATTTGGATTTCCGCCTAACACAGTGGCATATGCACGAGCAATACCCATCCCTGGCTTAAAGCCACGATCCGAAAAGTACTGCAGAACTTTTGGCATTTGACCAGCGCGTGTCTGTGGTCCTTCAATTCCATAAAGGCGTTGTTCGTTTTGACCGAACTGAATCAAACCCCTATGGCGACCACCGGCACCTCCCACAATATTCGGGTCCATATTTGGCCCTGATTCCAGGGATAAAAATGCACCAAATTCGTAGGGATCCAGGCCCAGTTTCCTGGCACCTTGGATAATTGCCATGCGTTCTTCGTGAGGAAGAATACCAACGCGTGGTTTACTCACTGTTACTGCCTCCCCTTTAATCGCAACATCTCCCGGTAAGCAAGCTCCGGATTGGCCTGAGCCCACTTCTGAAGATTCTCCGGAGTCATTCCAGCTGCACCACCCAGTGCTTGGAGTTCGCTCACCAGGTTTCCTTTCTGCATCATGCTCCTACCCAATTGCTGCTGGCTCTCATAGAAGGAAGAAAGAGGGACATTTGTAGGAGCAGCGTACTGCTGAGCAGCGTTAAGTACTTCCTGAGACAGTGAGCGGTTAAGAACATTTTGACGTTGTGCGGGAACACCGGCCCCGTTGGACATCGCTGCTGCCCCTGGTGGAGGGGGTGCAGCAGGAGGTGTCGCTTGTCCGGCTTGCTGCCCGCTGAATGAGCTACCAGGAGAACCTGAAAACCCTGGGGCAGGAGGTGGAACTGCTCCCGGAAGAACAGAGCCACTTCTATCCATTAAACCAGTAGGAATCCCAGGGCCAAACTGTTCAGTGCCAATTGCTTTACCTGCATTCTCAATTTGAGCTTGGCGACTGACGCGTTGCATCATGTCTTGCTTAGAGCTATAACCAAGCTGTTGCCACCGATCAAAAGGATCACTGGATTGCGGGCTAGAACCTTCTAAACCAGCAAGGCTTAAAAGACTACCACCTACAGATCCACCGGCGCCAACTAAACCGAGACCAACTGTCTTTGCCCAAGTTGGACCAGGGATTGCATTAAAAACAGAGGATACAGTTCCCAAGTTGCGCATCAAACCGCCAACGGCTGAAGGGTTAACTGCACTGCGTGAAAGTGCGTCAGCAGCCCTTTGACTAGTGCCACCAAATTGCTTAAGAAATTCACGGCGTAAACCAGGATCCCGAGCAAATGGACCACCAAATCCTGTGGGGCTTACTAAGCCACCCGTCAAACCTGTTGCAATATTTCGACCAGCTTGTACTGCATCACCAATGACAGGAGCACGGAGAGCACCAGAGGCAGCTTGTTGAATAGCTGCTGGAACGCGAGGAATGTCACCAGCCATCTCACGGATGGCACGCGATGCCATTCCAGATTGCACAGCACGCTGAACCCCTTGGGGCATATCAGCAACTTGGTTGATTAAACCAATGGCTTGTGTTGGTATGCGACCAAAATTTGCACCAGAGAATTGTGATGGTAAACCACGGCGCAATGCATTTTCAGCCCTGGCGGCAAGCCCCTGATAGGTTGCAGGGCTTGTCATATCCCTAGCTACTGGTGCAATACGCTTTACCGCTTGGTTAAAACCAACAGGAACGTTACGTGAAGCTTGCTGTAAAAGTTGTTGGAATAACTTGTTCATTAGCGACAAACCTCACGAAGATAAATACGAGAGCCGACAGCGGTATCAGCAGGACCAGGTAAAGCCTGAATAAATTCAGCACCAGAGCGTTCGTAGCGGTAACGCGCCTGGAAGGGATCTTTGTAGTTTGGAACGTAAAGAATATTGGCTAAACGATTTGTTTCGTAAAGATAAATCTCATCCCAAACCTTAAGGGCCTCTTTGGCATTACTGGAACGAATCGTACGATCAACGTCGCCAGCAATACTTTCAAGACGTGTAGAAGGCGAAGTAGCAACCTCTGTCTTTTTCTCGGCGGTATCACAACGACCGAGTTGAATAATAATTTTGTCGTAAAAATACGAATCAGGTACTGTATTCATTGCTTCTTCCAAACGGGCGTAGTCACCCGCTGGAACAGAAACAGTGAAGTATCCCAGGTGATACCTGACCCTACTTTTATCAAAGTCAGAAAGCTGCACGGCTTATTCCTGTTATCAATTCATTATAAATTAAAACAATCAACCAAATAAACCGCTTAGGTAATCATTGATAGATGCACCCTGGCCCTGCAAATATGGTTCTTGTTGAATAAAGCGAGAAAGAAAAGAGCGTTGCGGTGTAAATGCTTGTTGCATCACACCGGCAAACAATGCATCTTTCAAGCTCGGTTCTTTTGCTTTTGGTTGTTGATATTGCGTGCCGTAAACAAATGCTTCAAGAATATCCCGTGTTCTTGTATCACTTGCAGTAGGTTGAGCTGTGGCCGTAGCACCAGGGAGTACAGGTGCTGCAGGAACTGCAGTCGATCCAACCGAAGCAGCTTTACCGGGTCGCGTATGAAGTAATCTAATTTCGTATGGATTTCCCTGCGGGTCTGAAACCATTAAAGACCCAAAGCCGTGATCAGGTCGATAGCTTCCATATCCCTTGTAAGCAATAGGAGTTCCTGCTCCTACACCAATGTCAATACCCTGGTGAAAACTAGATGCACCTGCGGTTGGTGCAGTGCGTGGACCAAAGCGAGAAGTGATGGGAAAATTCCATTTCCATCCTTCTCTGGTTTGCTGTACCAGGGGGATTTTATTTTGCCCGATTAAAACGTTTTGCGCTACCGTTCGAATTGATTCTGGATTAATTGCGCGGCCTTTATTTTTCCCAAATTGAGGATAAATGCGAAGGTCAAGATGATCCCCTGTTCTGGGAAATGGATCTTCCTTTGCTGTGGCAACAACACCAGCAGGAATAAAACCAGCCATTATCTTTTTATTTTTTATTTTAAAACAACAAAACCCCCGGTTTCCCAGGGGCTTTGCGTTTGGAGATGAGTATTAGACACGTACCAGGTCTGCAGCAAGCACTGCATCCCAATCAACACGTTTGATTTGCCTTAGTTGCTCCAGAGAACTAAACCTTTCACCCGATAAGGACATTTGAAGATCTTTAATTTCTCGGGCAGTTTTCAGGCCAATACCTTTAATATGATCAGCGATCATCTGGGCGGTGGCTGAATTGATATTGAGGCGTGTGTCCGGAGGGAAGCTGCGTGGATCTTCATTTGCAGCCCTGTCTTTAATCTGAAGAGTTTTTACTTTTTTAGTAGCAGACTCATCAGGAGACAGTTCATTTTTGTAAGCAGTATAAAGGCGACCGTCCTGGTCTTCGACCATGTACCAATCGCCGTTATCCCATTCGCTTACAATTTTGACACGGGCTCCGGTCTTTTTGTGCTGATAAAGCATAGGGATCAGTAATTTTCTGATCCCAGTTTAACGCAATCAGCTAACAGTACGACCGAGCAGATAGCCGTCAATATCTTCGTAACCAGGAGCGTCATCAGGCTGCACGTAGCAGACTTCAACGACCAGGTAACCAGTGCGGCCAGCGGCGGAATCAGCATCAGAGATGTAGATACCACCAGAGGTGCTGGTGTCATTAGCAGCGCCCTTAGCAAACACCTTCAGGGTGGTGCCAGTGGTAGCGGCGTAGTAGAGCACACCACCCGACACACCGGCAGCGCCAGTAGCGGTGATGAAAGGATTAGTACCGAAGGCTTGGGTACCACCAGAGAAGTAGATCTTGGTGGCGGCATCACCCGACACGGTGGAGGACAGGTTGGCCTGGATCGGACCTTCACCCACACCCGAAGCGGCAGTAGGACCGCTGGAGTCACGACCGAAGGAGATCACGTTACCGGTGGCGGCATACACACCGGAAGCGGTGCGGCCGTCGCCCCAGCCCTTAGCCACGGAGATCGCAGTGCGATACACGTAAGCAGGCAGGGTGGTGGTACCAGAGATCACCATGCCGGTGATGTCGGGACGGGTGTCGTCCTGGCGATAAGGGGAAGGAACGATCACGTTGCCGGTCACCAGAGGGGTGCCGGAGGTCTGAGTCACAGCAACGTAACCACGCTGCTGGAAGTAGCGGTAGCCAGGAATGGCCAGCACCGAAGTGGGGCCACCCTTGGAACCGTCAACAGTACCTGCGTAGTCGGCATCAATGTTCTTGTACCAACCGTTCAGGGGTTCTGCCCAGTTGCCTGGGTAGATTTTTTTAGCTGACAGATAAGTCATTTATTTTTCCCTATATGTTATGTAGGTTAATTATCAGACGGTACCGTCATCAGACACGTAGCTGAAAGCGGTGGTCACGAAGTCCTTGTTCAGGATTTCGAAACCAGCGTACAGCTGCCAAATCAGAATGATGAAGCGGCTGAAGTCGTCGTTGTTGTTGATGAGCACCTGGGCGTTCGGACCACCGATGCCCACGCCAATGGCCTGAGGACCAAAGAAGAAGCCCTGGGCAACTTCCTGAGCAGCATAGGTACCGCCGGTACCAGCAAAGGAAGTGGTGATGGACTTGGTGGGGAAGTTGGTCGATTCGAAGAACTTCACACCTTCGAACTGAACACCAGTCGGCATGACAGGCTCACCAGCCAGGAAGTAACCCTGACCAGCCTGGGGACCCATGTAGAAGCTGGCGTTGTTAGGCATCATGGGGTTGCCCATGTACATGCCTTGACCAGGATTGCCGCTGTAACGAGCAATCTCACGGAAGTCAGGATCACGACGCAGGTGCATCATGAAGGTAGGATCGCAAATGCAGCGATACAGACCATCGGAGAAGGTCGGCACGTTGCGCTTACGCAGATCCTTCACCACGGTCAGCAGGTCGGTACGAACCGAGAATTGCTGCAGATCAGCGGTGTATTCGGTCGAAGTGTAGGTGATACGACCGGTAGAATCTTTAGCCTTAGCACCAGGGAAGTAGTAACCACCCTGAGTAGAGGAGGCTTGACCGTTGGCTTCGGCTTTGGCGAGTTCATCAATGAACACGCGGTCACGCCAACGGCGGTAGTCGTCAAGCAGCGTCAGGCTACCGATCGACTGGTGGAACATGTTCAGGTTACCGGTGTCCAGCAGAAGACGCTGGGCGGTAATCAGAGTTTCACGAGCAATCTTGAAGGTGCTCGGTTGAGTCGGATCACCCGGGTCGGCAGGACCGGTGTACTCCTTCAGCACAACAAGCACCTTCTCTTTGGTGATGTTGCGGCTGTTGGCAGTACCGATCGTCTGGTCAGCCACACGCTCGCGGCTGTCCTTCGTGCCGGGGGTACCCCAGAACTTGTAGCGATCTAACTGAACAGTTTGACCGGGTTGACGAGTAAAGTCGTGGACGACCACAGGCTCTACCGCCATTTCTGCAATGTAAGCAGGGTGGGGGCGGTAAAGCTCCGCACCCAAAATCTTTGGAAAGTCGTTCTCCTGGTCTCCAGTTTCTTGGAGGGGTGGACTATCTCTTCATCCCTGTGGGATGCCGGACGCTGAATCTGGTATTACGTAACAAGATCGTGTTACACCCAGTAGTCTCTGCACCTTCCAATCACGCTTGATTGGCTTGGCTCAGGATTACCCTCGACTATACGTTAGGGCTTCCCTGAATTCATCCGGTTTGCACTCATCGATTGCTCGGTGAGGTGACAACGTTGAGCGTTCAGCTGAGGCATGCTATCTTTTGGAAAGCTGTTTATAAACAACATGGACCCAAAATTAGTTCCAGGATTTGGTAATCTTTACTTAACGGAAGAAGGTAAAGCTTTTGAAAAACAACTTGATCCCGATAATCAAGAATATTTTCAAGAGATTCCCATTCGTTCAACCAGTGTTTATGACCGTATTTCAGTTCTTGTTAACGGAAAGAGAAAGCGTTTTCATCTTCACGTCTTGATGGCAGTTGCATTTTTGGGTTTAGATCTGCGTTCACATGGAACACATAACTTTTCCCTGCAAGTAGATCACAAAGATAACAACAAGAGAAATAATCAAGTTGATAATCTTGAAATCGTTACCAAACAAGAAAATTTAACAAGGGCCTGGAAAACGGGTTGTTACAAGAACAATGGTTTTGCCAGCAAAGGGAAACCGAAAAAAACTTTAAGAAAATTTTCTTCGGATGACGTGGCTCAAATCAAAGCTTTAAAAGAGGCAGGTCTGTCGTATAGAAAGATCGCCGAAAAGTTTAACTGTAACCACGGAGCTATTTACCAAATCTTGAAGGGCAATACCTACCAGGATCTGAACTAGCTATCAATGAACACTTTGGTTTATCCTCCAGTGTCAGTGTTTTTATCGGGTGAAAGATAAAGACACGTGTGTCTTATCTAACACAAATTTTAGCAGTTAATAACCTTTTTAGTTACACATACTGCATTGTTGGTGCTTTATAGCGAGCACCAGGGGAATTGCTAGAGCCATAAGACTCTGGATCAACACCCATAGATTGCTGGAAACCAGGAACACCAAGTGCCCCAGGAATTGCACCAGCGGCTACGCCACCTAAACCAGCGGCAGCGGCAGCGGCTGGAACTGCACCAGCAACTGCCATTTTTTGAACCAGGGCAGGATTAATTTCTCCAGCGGCTTGATATGCACCCGCGAGTGCGTTACGTACTTTGCCAAGTGCTCCGGCACGCTTGCCACCAGGGGGTACATCTTTCATTGCACCGCGAACTGCACGGCCAACAGGAGCAATAGCACCTTGGAGGTTTTCAGCAATAGCAGGGGCATATTTACCAGCAAGTCGAGCGGCACCTAAGCCACCACGTGCGCCTAAAGCAGCGGCTGCACCGCCAAGAATTGCACTGCCAGGATCTTCACCTTGAGCAGCAAGAGCCCCGCCAACTGCCAAACCGGCAGCGGCGGGAACTCCGTATGCGAGCAAGGGACGAGTTTGTCCTAATGGTCGCATTTGCCTCACTCCATCACGAAGAGTTTGTTAGCAACAACTTGAGGTTGGGCCTGGTTCAGAACGCGCCATGCATTCTGGGGATCACGAGCCATTTGCTCTTGGAAGCTGCCCCAGAAATTCTCGGGGGCTTGAGGAGCGGCAGCAGCAGGGGGAGCCGGGAACTCACCGTAACCAGGGCTAATCGAACCAGTGGGATAACCACGGGTTTCCAGTTGGCCTTCGTTTTCGTACACAGGGTACGGACCTTCAGGACCAAAGAACTTCAGGGTGTAATCACTGAGAACATCAGGGTTGGTGAGGATCTCGTTATACGCAAGATTCTCTTGATGCTCGTTAACAGCAAAGTTAGCGTAACCGCGAATTACATCAGCGGCGAGGCTTCCCCAGCCGACGGCGCTGTCCAGGAGTCCCTCCAGATTCAGGGCGTACTGGTTCAGAATTGCCGGAGCTTCCATCCCGAACGCGTCCAGGACCTGACGGGTTTCGCCGCTCAGACCGTAATAATCCGCGATCGCTTCGTTCACCTCTTGATGCGCTTGCACCGCCGAGGAGCCCGTCAAGTAAGTTTGGGAAGAGCTGAGCGAGTAATCCTGGCTGGGCGACCAAGTCGGCTGAGCCGATGGTTGCATAACTGGGCTGCTGGGCAGTCCGTAATTGGCCGGGGTAAATTGAGTCGCTGGAAGCGAGGGTTGACCCTGGAACGGGGATTGGACTGGTGCGCTCAGCAGGTTCACCACCTTGTTGAACGCCGATTCCCATGGATTCCCCGCCGGTTGGGATTGGGGGGCGTACTGAATAGGGTTGGATTGGTAACTGGGGCTCGCCTGAGGTACCGCTTGGGGGTAGCTGGTACCCACTTGATACGCCACCGGCGCCGGGGAGGCTGCCTGTGGAGTTGTTACCACGTAACTGCTGGGAGCCACCGCCACTGGTGCTGGGCTCGTCTGTGGGATCGATTGGACGGTAGCGTCCTGCATAACTCATCTCCTTTTGTAATGCTTCAAGAGTTCGATACAGATATGGAGTTAAATCCAACCTGGGATCCGCAGCCATCGGTAAATCCGGTGATTGCGGGTGAGGAGTCTGCATCATCCCCCCCACTAAGCGAGCAAATTGAGAATAAGCATTCTGCAATTCACCCACCATCCTGAACGGGAACCCAGATAACATCTCGGCCCGTTCCTCATCCGTCTTAGACGGGAAGAGGTATTTCAGTGCTTCAATGCTATCAACACCTAATTCTTGCAAGTTTCTTACAACAATTGAGTTGTTGAGAATATCTTGGGTTGAATCCTCATAGACAGGACCTAACCAACGCCAAAGCATGGTTACATCACCATCCGGAATTAAGCCTAAAACACCGGGCGGAATTTGTTGTGTTTTCAAGCAAGCCATCATTAATTGCTTGACTTGATTATCAAATTGCGCCATGGCCTCTTCATATGCCATAACATCTTCATCTGATGCATCCTCTGGTAGTTCCAGGGGTTTTTCTAGACCTGTTGCAGCAGCAAGCGTTTCACGGAACAAACGCTCTTCTTGATAAATAATTAATTCAAGACAGCGGCAAATTCCATATGTATAAATGGCATTTGCTTTCTTTTTAGAGGTTGCAGACACACGGCCAAACAACGATTTGTATTCAGTTGCGGTTACGCCTGCAGAAATAGAAAGCTCATCTACACCACCAAGGGCAGTCCGTATTTCTTCTCGATATTGACGAGCAAACGAATTCTGGTCACCGGTAATAGCATCTGGAACAATATAACCAACACGGTCGTTTGGCTCCAGGTTTGCAATTACGCGTGGAACTCGAATCTGTCCATCAACTCCACGGCTAATTGGATCAGCTTTAAAACGAGATTGGCTCAAAGTACTTAGACCTGTAAAGCCGGAGTTTGCCGCAATTGATGGACGCTGAACCACGGCCTCTCCACCAGCCTCCATTAGGTCGGTCTTGGGACGAGAAGAAAGCAGAGTTGGGTTACCGAAAAACTGTACGTTCTTACGCATGGTGCGAACCATCTCATCATGCGTACAAATATGATTAGCTAAAGCGTCAAATTCACCAACACCTTCTGTGGCAAAACCCTTGGGATTATTAAAAATTTCAACACAAGGAATAAAACCAAGTGTGTTGCGAAACACTTTTGTTTTACCTTGTACGGAATATTGAGGCTGCTCAAAAGAAATCTCACCTTCCGAATGAGTTTCTTCGATCTGTTTTCGCTTGATTGAAAGACGAATATATCTCTTTGCACCTTGGCCCATGGTGGCAGGACCAGTTAAATTCCCAGCTTGAATTTCTTGTTCAAAACCAAATCCACGGCGCACCTTATAGCTGTAGATGATCACCACCTCATCCAGCTCACCGTCTAGGTTGTAGTACGTCCGGTACTCATGACGCCGGAAATAATACATTCGGTAGTTATTTTTGGTAGGGCGAATGTAAAAAAGACCCTGGCCATCACACAAAAAATAATCCCAGATGGAATCCAGGCGCGTATCAATTTGATTGTATTTAATTACACGATCAATAAAGTCCTTGCGTTGATTGCCAAAATTATCTTGTGCAGGAAAAAATTCAACTCCTTGACGTATGCCAAAGAGTTTCATCTGAGCAAGATGAGAGGCTACGACGCCAGTGTCAATCAGAGTACCCCCATCCTTCTCTAGATAGGAATCAATGATTTCTTTTAAGCGGGCCTTTGCGTCGACAGCCATTAACTATAAACCTTCTTTTTATTGATCTTAGCAGTTTTCTTTTGTTTCTTTTCGATAAGCCACCGATCAAAGAAAGCAAGTTCAGCCGGTGTATAAAGTTCCGGATGCTGAAGTGCTTGTTTGACCAGCTTTTTCTTTTTCATTAGGATACTGTTTTGACGTAACCAGGAGGAAGTTGCTGTCCGTATTGGGGTCCCATGTAGAACCCAGCATTGCCCATTGGAAACATGCCGGGTAATAAATTGGCTTGCCTGAATTGAATGTCGATCGCCCCTTCACGACCAGGTTGATCCTTTGGAAACAAACGGACCGGTGTTTGCTGTAAAGGATTAAGCTGTGGGCCGCCCGCTGGAGTCTGTCGACGTTGCTGAGGAATTACAAAGTCAGCTCCAAAGGGATTACCTGCAAGCATCCCGGCTGCATTACCAATGAAACCACCTTGAATTCCGTACATCTTAATCCTCTAATAATTCGTAGCCCGATGCTTCATTTAGTTTACTCAATACAACTCCATCTCCTTTAATATTCCACTCAAGAATATCGTCTTCTTCCCAGCCCAATTCTTCGATTAATTCATCGGGAAAGGTGATAAAAAATTCACCGTTGTCATCCTCTTGCACTTCAAGGATGTAACTCATTTTTCCAAAAGCTTTTCCATAAGCTTATCAAGCTTAATGTTTATCTGCTTGAAGTTGTCATGCATTGTTTGGATTTCGCGCAAAAAGTCAACTTTTAATACATATTCCAAAGGCATTCGCGCAATGCTGTCTTCTAAAGTTTTAATTTTTTCGTCTTGTTTTCTTATGTCATCTTGCACATCTCTAACCCTTTCATAAGCGCGGTTTAGAAATTTATTCATAACCCAGCTACCGCCTGTTACAGCGGAACCAACTGCGGTTATTACAAGGGCTAGATACTCTGGGCCCACTGAGCCAAAACTTTTTTCTTATTCTAAATCTAGTAATCAATGTGTAACTGGCCTTTTTTAGCGAGGCCCGTGACCAACCATACTAACGCGTCAACCGTGTCATCGTGGCTACTAACGCCGAAATTGGTTAGCTCTTCAAACATTGCAGTGAAATTACGAAAACGATTAAAGATAATTTTGCGATCTTCAAACATGCCCATGATGCCACGAAAACGGGCAAGTTTATCTGCACGGAATCCTTTAACTGGATGCCAGATTAAGTTGTAAAGACCCTCGTTATTAAGACAGACCCGTTTGAAGTCAGCTTCCAGTGATGCCTGGTACTGTACGGCCTCCGACCAAATATCACACGTAGAATACGTCGGAAAATAATTTCCGTTCTCATCTTTGCCAAGAATTGACCAATCATTAAGAAGCTCTTTTAGGGCATCTAGTTTTTCCAGATTTCCCATAACGCGAATTCGACGGTAATCAATAATGTGAATACGGTCTTCAATGCGACCGCCAAGAATCATAACGGTATAGTCATTCTTTTCTTTTGTTCCAGCGGAAAGGTCAACCCCAATTCCAAGTGTGTCAAATTCTGTCGAAATTTCTGCCTTAACAATTAACTCAGGTGCCAAAGACAATTCGTTTTGTCTGACAATTTGATTCATGTACTGGAAAGAAAAAGCGATAGGCGCTTGCCTTTTCTTTTCACGCAAGTAATCCAATGACCACATATCGGGCCAATAAGATTCCTCTTCGCCTGTTTGAGGATTAGATTGAATTGCAGAAAGGACAATCTGAGTCCAATTATTCTGTTCGTTAAATGTTGTAGCGTGAATATCATCATGTCGAAAACGAGTACCAAGGCAAATAGCCCGGGCACCTTCAAACATGGTGGGAGCGATCACCGCATTCCAGTTATCCTGCATTGTTTTACGAATGTCAGGATTAGAAATATCAGCAGCAGACTTAATAGCGTCATCGATCATTACAAGATGTGAACGTTTAGATGTCACCGAACCTTTGAGGCCAGCAGCGCAAAGCGTAAATTGTTCATCGCCTGTTACATCAATGCCAGCAAACCTGTGATCAATTGACCAGTATTCATTACTGGTTACATTCTTCATCAAACGAACCGTAGGAAAAACTTCTTGGTATCGTTTACTTTCAATGATACGTTTAATGGTTGCTGATTTAGATCGAGCAATATCAACCGTGTAAGAAAGATAAAGAATCTGAAGAGGCAGTTTAGCTTGCGTGTGAATGCCAATAGCCCAGGCAGTTAATAAACCAAGGACAGTACTTTTTGCTGAACCCCGTGGAGCAAGAAGATCAATGTTGGGACCAGCGATCTTGATTAAACAAGAACTATCTTCGTTGGTAACAAAGTGTCGATGCCAATCTCGATGGTGTTGTGCAGGAGGTTTATCGGCAACGTACTCACAAAAAAACGCAAAATCTTCTCTGGCTTTTGCCAGAGCTTCTGCGTTACGTGGTACTTTAATTTGTTGATTACGTGCAACAGCTTTTGCGTTTCTGCGATGCGCTAGATGTACGTAAGAGGGCACAACAATTAAGCAATGAGATCAATAAATAGTAGCCTATTTATTTTTAACTTGCTTTCTTTTGTTTTCCTGGTATTTACGTGCTTTATCTAAAGCTGCTTTACGTTTTTCTTTGTCGGACATTTCTGTCCCATCTTCGCGTTTTGCTTCTTTTTTCTTGAAATGTTCAAGAAGTTGGGGAGGCATTTTGGAAGCCATCAGCGGTCACCTACCATGCGAACAGCAGTAGTTTGCTGCGGTGTACCTTGACGGCGTGGACCAACCGAACCACTACCTTGATTTACGCTGCGAAGAGTATTCATCCGAGCCTGAATGTTTTGCGCACTACTAGTACTGGCGCCCATTTGCATGAATGCTTTTTAAATATTTTAATTTAATTATTCTTCAAGTTGCATACGAGCCCATACGCTCATGGATGCTTCTTCCAAGGGCATTTCAATTGGGTCATCTTTAAAAATAAACATGAGTTCACGAATTGCCCTATCCGCTCCTGCCATTAAAAGACCTTTGCGATCTTTCATGGTTGTAAATTGTTCAACCTGGGCAATGGTCCCACGGAGTTCTTTTTGCATTGACGCAATACGAGCAACACCTGCATCGCGTTTTACGACGCCGCTTTCTACGTCTTCACGTAGCTTTCGGATGTCCTCCTGCATTTCATCAATTTCATACAGGAGTTTTTTCCGGTGATCAGGTTTTGAGTAATGATGTTTTACCCAAAGATCACAGCCAACAATACCTCCTTTATAACCAAGGAAGCGAGCGTACAGATAAATTTCAATAACTGAATAGTTATCTGCGGCAAACAAGCAGAATGCTTCTTGGGAAGCAGAATCGAGATTATCTACCCAAGAATCAAACAGCTCAATATCGATAAGCTCGTTGGGCCTGACCGTAGTCACGCTCTTCGTCTTTTTGTTTAAACTGCTGCTGTTGTTCTGCAGAAGTGCGTTGTTCCGACGCGCCTCTACCAATTGTTTCTCGTTCTTGCTCACCAGCAGTCTCCATCTTTTTCTTAGAAAAATCGTAAGCCACGCCAGCAGCTTGGCGGTATTTATCTAGATCAAACCAATCATCAACATCGGTTTGTCCGGCAGGTACACTGCTAGTCATGGCTTAGATAATTTTCAGAATCAGAAATTGCCCATCATACCGGCAAGACCTTGTGCCCAAACGTCACGACGGCCTTCAACCGATTTCTGGCGCTGTTGACGACCTTTAGAGGCTTCCAGACGATTCAAGAGTTCTTCAAAACTCCGAATATTAAAATAAGTGTCCTGGTTTTCCATTTTAATTACTGGTTAAATCAGAAATTGCCCATCATACCGGCAAGACCTTGTGCGAAGATATCGCGGCGGCCTTCAACCGATTTCTGACGCTGTTGGCGACCCTTAGAGGCTTCCAGGCGATTGAGGAGTTCTTCAAAACTCCGAATATTAAAATAAGTGTCCTGGTTCATTTTAGTTTTTTTATTCAGAACTAAAGTAATTATAACAAAGAAATCTAGGGAGATTTACATCAACCCCAGAATCCAGCAACAAGGCTGGATGCAACATTTCCAAAGGATTGGATTTTTTGCACTTCCTTCATTCCTTCATTTTTAAACTTTTGTGTTTCCCTGTCAATATCTCCTTGAAGATTAGTCAAACCGGCACTATAAAGAAACTGTCTACTATCACGTACGTTTTGAATTTGTTCTTCCAACTCCGCAGCTGTTCCTGTAAATGATTCACCAAAACTCGGAAGGTTGACGCCTGTTTTTTGCGCAAGGCCAGCGGTATCTTTAAAAGAAGGAAGAAGATTGGAGGCAAAAGTAAAAGTGCGACGGCCTGTTTTTTTACCTTTTTCGTCAACTTCTTGTTTGCCAAATTTAGTGTCGTAATAATTGTCAAGATAACTTTGATTGAATTTATCTTGATATTCGGTACCTTTGTAAAGAGAATCTCGGAGGTCTTGAACCGAAGAGTAATATCCTTGGTTGAACCGCTCCATTGCTTTTGATTTCTCTTCCTCGGTTGCTTGACGACCAAGGATTTCTTCGTAAGCTGCGCCAATGCCTGTTTGGCGGCGACCAGGGAGCAGTTCTTTGGTGTAAATATCTCCTAACTTAGCAATATCCGATTCAACTGGGGCCAGATTATATTTGGCTCCATAATCACGAAGACGAGATGTTGCATCTTCAAAGCCAAGTAAACCCTGGCGAAGTTGAGATTCAACTCCTGACTTTAAGGCACCGTAACCAGCTTGTCCAGCGGCAATACGTGCATCTTCTTTTGCTTTTTCTTCTGCACGTTCTTGTGCAGCACGCTGTTCAGCAATACGCTCTTTTTCTTGTTGGTATTGAAGAAACTGCGAAAAACTATTATCAGGCGGTGGTGCCTGATATTGAACTGTTGTACCTCTTCCGCCACCCATAATTAACCTGCCAGTGATTCTATATTAATACGTGCAATTGGTCCAAACATACCTGTTGGTTGTGCCATATATCCAGCAATGGTTTCTTGTAGTCGCCCCATGCGTTCTTGCCTGGATAAAGCACGTGCTTCGGGTGAAGTACCAAACGCTGTTTGCCAGCGGATATTTTCACGCTCTAAACCTGTTTGCTTAGGAAGAAGCTCACTATATTCTTTACGTTTTGCTGCAAGTTGTTGACCAAACGCAATATCAGCTCCTGTTGTTGAGCCAAAGAGAGTATTAAACATCCCCATGCCCATGCTGCCTTTTTGCATTTCGCGGGCATTGCGAACAGCATCAGCTTGAGCAGCTAATTGAGCATTGGCAATAGCAGCTTGAGTATTGGCTTGTTTTTGGGCGCCCATCATGCCAAAGGCACCACTCAAAGCTGTGCCTACGCCCAATAATGCATCATCCCATCCAAAAGCCATTGGTTTAGATCCCGAACCTAAAAACGCGCCAGAACCAGAAGATTTTAAATAACTTTCTGGATTGCTACCGCCAAAATATGCCATGTATTTATTTTACATCAATTAGAAGTAACGGAATTGAGATGTGCTGGAACCAGGTATTTGAACCTGGGGATATGCTTGAAGAGTTTGAGAATAAATAGAAGGAATTTGAGAAACACCTTGATAAGCCATTGCCGCACCCATTGGGCCGCCATAAGGGCTAAATGCATTAGCCATCTGCTCAGGAAGTTTTGACAATGTATTCCACATCAAGCCTTGCTTTGCTTTTTCTCTGGCGTCTTCACGAGCAAGTTCAAGTTGTGCTTTCATTCCTTCCGGACTATTAGCCCAGATGTTTTGCTTGATTTGCTCTTGCATCAGAGGAAGTACACCCTCAATGAAGTTACCTTCCGGTGTGCGACTTCCAGTAGTAGGAGCATACGGTTGCATTGCCGCATTAACTTCTTCTTTTGAGTAACCTTGTTTTTGAAGGTCACGCGCTTTTTTTAACCATTCCTCTGGAGTAGTTGGGTTAAAACCAGAAGTTTTTTGTTGTGGATTTAAAGCATTTGCAAAACGTCCGGCCAATTCAAAACCTCCTCTACCCTTGCCAAACGCAATGGGATTAAAGTTTCCAGCAAGATTAAAGGAGGCCATAATTATCGCAGAACAGCGTTAGCGTAAGGGTTGGACGTAAGCATGGTGCGCAGAGTTTCACCTGTTTGACCCTGGGCACCCATTGCAAGATTACCAGCGGTTTGCAGAATGTTGAGGCGTGCAAGCTGATTACCCTGAGAAGCAAGTAATGCCTGTTGGCGAACCAGGTCGGCATTCTTCATTTGGTTCACCAGAGGCATGTTGCGTTGGAGATCCAGATAAGCTTGATCAGAAGCAAACTTACTCAAATCTTTAACAACACTGGTTTCAATCCCGGTACGTGTACGGAATTGAGAAAGTTGAAGATCAGAGAGAGCACGTTCGGCTGCTAGTTGAGAGGCAAATTCACCTTCTTTGTTTTTTGTTGGAATATTAGTTAGCTGTTGACGACCGTATTCAGCACCTTCAGCACCAAGTTGAGCACCAGCCCCTGCACCAAGGAAAGGCAGACCTAAGCGAGCAGCTTTGCCGACGATGCCAAAACGGCCTGTGGTGGGCAGAAGACGGGCAATACCTGCAGCGGTAACACCACCAATGGCAGCACCACCAAGAGCACCACCAGCGCCCACAGGACGACCTGCTGCAAGCTCAGCAGCTGCTGTCGTAACGCCAGGGATTACACCAGCGGCTAAACCAAGACGACCAAAAGGAAGAGCACCAAGGCTGCCCATCACATCTTGGGCTCCAGCCAGAGTCTTGTTGGCAAGTTCCTGTGCACGTTGCTTGGCTTGCTGCTGAACAGAAACCTTTGGTGTAATTGTCGTTGCACCACGTTGAGTCAGGACTTCTTCAGGAACAAGCCCAGCCCTGGCCCGAGCAGCAATATCGTAATCCGGATAATACGCCCGTGGATCCAGACCCGCTCGCATTAATTCTTCAGGGGTCATTATAAATACAGTTGTTTTATTTGTTTAAATTCTATCAGTACTTAAGTTTTGATACTCGTTTGTAGTAGGAAGTTTTGGACGATTTGCAGATGCAATTGCTTCGTTAATAACATTACCTGCTGCAACACCAGCAATAGAACCAAGTGCACCGCCAATAGCACCACGGATACCGCGTTGTTTAGCGGGATAGAACTGGGCAACTGTTTTACCTGCTGGCGTTTTAGTTCTGCCTGCAATCGTTGCTTCCCTTGCCGCAATAGATCCTGCAGCAAAACCAGCAGCCATTGGAATATTTACAGGGAAACCAAGGACACGCGCTTCGGGATAACCTTGTAAGTTTTCTGGAGTTGCTTTGATAATGCCCAGACCAAGCAAACCTTTGTCGTTGTATAAGAAGTTTTGATAATTAGCGTAACGTTCTTTGGTCAAAGAGGGAATATCTTTTTGTGCTGTTTCATATTTTAATGGTTCACCTGTACGACCCATAAAGAAACGTTCGAACAACTCTTGTGCAGGTTGTGCAGTTTCACGGCGATCTTCACTGCCAGGTTCGGAATATGTTTGGGCGTAACCCGTTGGACGGAAAAGTTGGCCGGGATTTAAAATGTTATAGGTACCAGCTGCAGAAATAGCTGGAGCAGCAATTGCAAGAGCGGCTGCTGCCCTTTGCGTTGGAGATGTAATACCACCAACACCATACTCAACACCCTTTTGTGCAACAGCGAGAGGATGATTGTATCGCCACCAGTATGTCCGCGTACCATCATTTGCCGCATCAACAATCAAACGAGATAAATAAGCGCCAGCAAATTGGGCTGGCGTTTGACGAGCCGTAATGCCTTGCGCAGCAATTTCTTTTTTAAAACGTGGATCTAGGATGCTTTGGCCGTAGCCCAATCCCCCTTCCAAGTTAAGTTGGTTTTTACGCTGAACAACGTCAGCAGTGCGAGCACCCTCTCGAATATCTTTTAAAACTTGAATAGGATTCATAATTATCCGAGCGGGTTGCGAATCTGCGCCAGATATTGTTCATATTCCGGCATTAGCTCTGCTACGTAACTTTGAGGTTTAACGTAGTTTTTAAGAAAAGTCTGTTCTATGCCTTGCATTTGAAATTGAGTTCCAGGAGCAACAGCCTGTGGTACTTCCATGCCATTGATTGCAGCGCGTTGCTGCATCTCTTGCATGATTTGTTGTTGTTGAGATTGTTCTGTGGGTTGAGGATAAAGTGCTTTTCCGATGGTGGCATCAACCAGTAATGGTGATGCAAGTGATGCACCAAGGTTTACCGTACCTTCTACCGCACCACGAATTGTTTGTGGTTCGACTTGTTTACCAAGAAAACGTTGAAGGGGACCTGGAACGTTAACTGGTTTTGTAATATATTTTTGACCTAGTTTACGTGCAGCAAGAGTCGCTGGGTATGACGTAAGAAAATCTGCAGCACCATATGCGACACCTGCAACGGGACCACCAGTAAGCAAACCAAAGCCGCCTGCAAGTGCACTACCCGTACCAACTTGTGCTGCAATATCAGTATTGGTTTTGGCTAAGTTTGCTAGACGACCTAGTAATGCCCTCATTTTATTGTTCTCTTTTTTTTATTTTATCTAGGGTTATCCAATTGTTTTACCAGGAGAAACATTAGTTTCTACATTATTTTCACTAGCGGTAGTTTCCCCTTGTTTTTCTTCTGCTTTATCTTGTGACTGTTTGCCACCTTTTTGGCGTTCAAGAAGTTGTGCAACCGAAACATTATCTTCTGCTTCGTTTTCCGCACGTTTTTCAGCCATTGCCATTAGATAGCCATTGGGATCAGGATTTCTAAGGCGTGGCATTGGATTTTTAGCAACCTTAGATGGATCCAAAGTTGGACTAAGTTTATACGCTTCCATCCACTGAGGATTAAAATCTGGTTGATCTTGTGGCTTTAATGCGGTAAGAGGTCGACCGTTTTCAAAGTCATACTCTGTCGGACGATTGAAACGCCCCAGGCCAAACATGTCATAGCCAGGAGTAACCTCAGAGTTATCATCAAAGAAGGGAGTGTTTGGCGCAAAATTAAGATCAGGGTTTAAGCTAATCTTGCGCGTCATCATGCGCTTTAACAAATCCCGTTCAGTAAACCTAGATGGGTTCCAGGGATATTCTCCGGTTTCAGGCTTAGAACGAAATAGGTCGCCAAAATCTAAACGTTTGGCAACTGTGCCACGTTTATCAAATGGATTTTGAACGTAACGACCAAGATCTAACCTGTGGTCTTTAGCCATTAGCTTTCAGCCTTTTTCTCTTTTTTCTTCTTGTGTAATCCTACAAGTGTTTGACGAAGACGCGCTTGTTTTACCGTGCGTTCATCATATTTTTCTGGACTAGATAAAACGTTTTCTTGAAGTTGAGCGGATGTAATACCTTTGCGTTTGGCCTTGGCAGTGAAGGCGCCTTCCTTCATCTCCATGCCTTGAATCCACTTTTTAGATTTCTTTTTTTCTTCTGCCATGATTACACGTCAAAGCCAAAGTTGCGCAGAACCATCTGCGGGTCTCGTCCTTCAATTGTAGCCCGACGTAACACTTCGCTTAAAGCAAGACTTTCTTTTGTGCGGCCACGTTGAGCAACAATATTTTGAGCTAGTTGCATGCGTGTTTTGGATAAAGGTGTTTTACCCTCACCTTCAATTAATTTTTGAATAGTTGGCGTAGAAAGCTGTTCAAAACCTGTATTTATAGGCATCTGTTTTTTCTGTAGCCAACTAGGAACATAAGTAGGTTGCCTTGAAGAAGCAAGAGAATATTCACCGGTAAATTTACTAACGGCGCCAGGGACATAACCGGGTTCGATGCCGTAGACACCAATACCTGCAGAGCCGCCCGGACGTTCTTCTTGAACTGGACGATCTAATACACTATAAACAATTTCTTGTTTAGAAAGTTGTTCTGGTTCTGCTTGAGGCTGAGGGCCGCCTCGAAGACGTAAAGCGCCCGGTAAATCAGGCATATCTTCATCCAATGCACCTGTTACTAAAGGATCTGCCGTGCCGAAAATTTGACGAGTGCGATTGATGGGCAAAGCTTCATAAGCGGAAGGTGAAGCTCCCCTAATCGCTGTGCCTGCTGCGGTAGATGTAATTTTTGCTTCAGGGCCAATATTGATGACTGTCCTTTCGGGAATAAAGCCCATGGGACCAGCACCTGCACTTTCTGCTTCAACAGCTTTACGTACTGCTGAAGGCAATGATATATCTATTTTATTTAATTCTTGCAAGCGTTTAAATTCAGGCGTTCCAGGAGAAACTCCTGGTATTGATTTGGTTGTCCAGCTTTGAGCAAGAGCGTTTTCAAAACGTTGAACTTGCCCCTGTTGCAAAGCATTTGAATACCTAGAAACCATTCGGTTGTATTTATCCGGATTTGTTTCTGGAGTAATACCTTTACTGATTAATTTATTTGCAAAGCTGTTTAAAAATTGAGGCGCTAAATTTTGGCGCAATGCAACCATTTCTTCGGTTGCTAAATCAGCTAGCTCTTGAGAAGATAGAGAACTAGTGCCTTCGGCTTGGTCAAAAGGAATACCGTCAGGCATTTGTGCAGCGGCCATATTAATTGGCTCGTCTTGCTCCATACCTGCAATACGATTTTGTTCTGCTATTTCTTCAAGCAACTCAACTTGACTCAAGTCGTATTGTTCATTGCGTTGAAGTTGGGCTTTCATTCGCCCGGTTTGTTGATCTTCACCTGATTCAACAGCGTTAACAAACTGACTACGCTGAAGAGGTTCAGTGGCATCCTGTACATCAGTCAATGTGATGCTTGGTTTCTGCAGTTCGGACAGAAGTTCGTCTGCACTGCGCTCCAGGCGCTTACCATACGCTGCTTCCATGCGACCAGTGACTTCTTTGCCACGTGCAACACGCATTTCTTGCAGTTCTTCCAGGAGGCGATCCGTTGGATCTACTGGGACTGCGTTCTCAGTTGTAGTAAGAGCTGGAGCAGAGGGAGAAACTACCTTAGATGCTTTGACGGTAGGGGCAGTAATCTCTACAATGCGCCGAACTGTGTTTAAATCCTGCTGAACAACACCAGCGTTTGCGGCACGGGTGGGAGCTTTAGGAATTTCTTGGCGGCCACGTAGAAAACGACGGCCTGCAAGTCCAGCACCAAGGGCAGCAGCCCCGGCAAGAGCTACAGCACCCAAGGTTTGGAGCGCATTTCCCTCATTAGAAGGTGCTTTGAGCTGATTACGGCGGAATTCCAGGACTTCAGGCGCCATTAACGCCCGTTCTTCCGGATCTTCGGGGACTGGAGCCCCAGTGGCGCGGCTATAAGCGTAAAAATCCGCCGGAGAAATAGCCATTTGAAGGTATTGTTATACTTTTAAGCTTGTTTATATTCTATAAGGGAGACATCCTGGGGATAAAGGGTTTATATTTAAGTGAAAAGGTTTAAATCACATCAAATGGACGCAGGTACACGCCAAAAACGTGTGGAAGCACTAGAAGCCATCAAGAATAAAGCGATGGAGATGGCAATTGAAGGCAAAGATTCCCTTGATGTACGCAATTTTGTAAAAGAAGCCAAGACAACATTGGCATATGAGCTTCCAGATGAGGAAGCATTTGCCAAAGCGGCAAAAGCAACAATGGATTACAAGCGTAAAAAAGAAGGTTATTAATATTTAAAATTACAAAACAAACTTTTGGTAGGCCGGGGATAGAACCCCCGGCTTTTTTGTGTAATTTTTTGGGCTAATTGGGGAAAATAATTACAAAAATCACTTTTAATTCTCGGTTTTTATATTGAAGGGCCCTTATATAGGCAAATAGGGAACAAAATTTCCTGACTGTTCTCCCAACACCTAGCCGAATGTGATTATGGGTAGAAAAAAAGAAAGGTGGAGGGGGTACCAAATTTAGTGCGTGGCCTGCTTCGATGAGAGGGAGGCGAGTAAGCCTGCTTCGATGCGGAGTTTAGCATGCACCAACCTTGGGGGAAACCTAACACCTTCGTTGTATGGATACGGGATCGTATCTTTGCCTATTAAATGATACGAATTCGTATCAAACTTAGCCCATAATCACGTATATTATCGCGCTTGGTTGGGGAAAGATTAGGGTGTGCTAAAGGGTCAGATAGAACTGTATTGAATTAACGGGGGCTGCGCATCCGTAACACGCAGACATTCCACTGCATTAGAACCATGGATCAACTTCTTGCTCAACTTGAAACTGCTCAGCGTGAACGCGATGAAGCAGTCGGTGAACTAGATCAACACAATGCTCAACGTAAGGTTGAGTGGTTGTTGTTCTGTATGGATGTTTACAAGCAGAGACATTATTTCGGTGATATGCGCTGAGTACTAGGCGTGATGCCGGGGGATCGAATCCCCCACTCAGTATTGCCCACAGCGGAGATGGGCACCGCACGCAACTCAACTCAGATCATGACCAAGGAACTCGCTGTCGAGACCAAGGAAGCTGTGTACTTCTTCTTCATCTATCCCCAGATGAATGTTGCGCATGTAACCAAGTTGGTCCGTAAGGATGCAGATGGTTACGATCAAAGCACCAGTCTCACGGTAGCTGGTGCACGCAAACTGTACAAGCGACTGGTTACTGCCTGACTACAACTGATCCGTCAAAGCGGGAGAGGGAGTGCAATCCTCCCTCCAGTTATTGCCACACACTGAGTGTGGCTCATTCCAAATCATGCGTACTTTCTTTCTATCCTTCAGCACTGCAATGACTGCTGGCATGATGCTTATTGCTCCAACCATTGCTCATCACTTGCATGAGGCAACTCTCAAGCAATGTGTAATGCATGACTGGCCAGCGCACCAGGCTGAAGCACACCTCAAGTTCTGCGCTGATTACGTCAAGCAGAACGGCTAATTCGTTCAAGCGAGTGGCAGGGTGCAAACCCCTGCCTAGCTATTGCCACACACTGAGTGTGGCTCAACTCAACTCATGTTACGTCAGCGTTTATCCCAGGCTCTTGCCATTGCTGCCGTTAAGGTAGCTGAGAGCAAGAAGCCTGATGAGATCAAAGCTCAACTCAAGCAGCGCAAACAGGCATTGATCACTGAGGTCAATGGCTATCGCGCTGCTATCGCCAACATCATTTCACCTAACTGACCATGTTTATCTATCAACCCACCATTTCATCCACCGACCGTGTCGCTTGGTATGGTGGTGAATC